CTTGCATTAATAACAATCAAGAATAGTAATATAATATATACATATACTATTCAAGATTCAGACTGATAGCACCTTTGTAATTCAAGTAGGGCATCAAAAAGGTTTATGGGCAGCTAGTCCTTAAAGCGGCCATAAATCTTAGTGATGAATATATCACGAGTTATGAGTTTAAGGAACTAACTTTAGTTCCCACAAGAACAGACCTAGGATTCAGGAGGTCTGAAAGAGTAGATAATGAGCAAACCTGAAAAGCTCATTATTTTCTTCTTCTCAAATAATTTACCTAATATAGGTTGTAGGTCGGAGTCGACCCAGCAACATTTACATTAGCAACCATTGGAGGTATTGAAATAAAACAGGATAAATCACCGTCATCTGCCATAGATCTATAAATATTATGTATAGCATATGTGGGAATGCCAGGCGTAGTAACCGAGGCAGGAAGATTTATTTGTAATACACCTTGAGTAACTCCAGCAACATTAACTGTTTGCTGTGCTCCAAAACTAGTTCCAGATTGGTCTGTAGTAGTATCAGAAACGTTACGTCCAAGAGTAGGACAATACTGTGGTATTTCTAGTGTTACAACATTGTTCAATGAAACTTGTTGCAACGAAAGTGAAGTGTTGTTGTAGGGAGGGAACCCTGCAACGTTTCCATTATTGAAAGGAAGACTTGTAGTAGTGGGAAGTGATGAACTCGTAGTTAAATAAGTTTGACACGTCTGAGAAAGAGGATTTTGATTAGTTACAGGAACCAAACCCATATTTAATACATCTCTAATTCTAACACCACCACGCCATATAGCATAACAAGAGGCTACCACACCAACCATATCTGCAAAGTAATAGTTAGTAGGAGGAGTTATGTTTAAGATTGGAATGGCATCTACTCTCAAATATATAGAAGGATTATTCAAAGAAAAGGATCCACCTTTAGCATTAGGTCTCAATTGAGTAAATCTTTTGAGCAATGCGCGATATGAAGATACTTTATCACCGATACAAACAGAAGAAAATACTGTAGGGTCAGCGTTTATCTTAGAATTTCCTACTGTAGTGCTTATGATCTTATTGTCATTTGGGAGATCTGATTGTGGTACAAATTGTGTTGGAGTATATTCAAAAGCTGCTGGAATAGCAACTTCGAAATCATCCCCGGCACAGATCTCTGACAATATAGTCACAGAGGCGGAAACAGAAGCAGGAGCAACAAGAGGATCTACGACATCTATCACTAATCTTCCAATACTACCATTATAAGGAGTGAAAGGATTTCTTGCTATATAAGGAACAACTATCTCTACTTCAGCTGTATCTCTAATATCTACAATAGTACGATTTACATAAACGGGATTACCATAATAACCAAATTCATCCGAGGGATAAAAGGCAAAAGATAATCTACCACTATGAAATTCTGTTTTAACTATCTTAAATCTATACTTAAGCGACCCGCGCCAGTACTGAAATTGTGCAGCTATAAAAGAAACAGGAGGAAAGTGCAAAGCACCTCCTAGAGCCATTGGTACATAAGGTTGAACAGTATAGAAGGTTAAATTACCTACTACACTTGTCTCAGACCAAGTAAAAGTATTAAAATTCGCATATTTTCTAGCAAGATAAGAAAAATCCATTTCATCATATGCTTTACCGCTTAATCCATTAAGGATTGTCACACCCGGTTTCGAGATTAGAGCCATTGATCTGGCATCTGAATCCCCATCGATCAGTGCGTGTGATGGAGCATTTAAAATGGTCATTTTAGTTAAAGATTCACCTTGTGTAGGTTTAGAATATCCAAACACGACAGCTGCTTTAGAAAGTCTATCTGATACCCATGAAACTGAACGAGCATAAGACGAAAGCAGTGGAATTTGTTCAAATTCTTTAAAACCTCTAGCAAAGGCTCCCATCATTCCTGAGATAGGGCCATTAGCTTTATTGGTTACTTCTTTATCTGGTATGGAAGATTGTGCAGAAGCTGCACCTATCAATTTAACATCATGGAAAGAAACATATACTGTATAACTAGCGGATGTAGATCCCGTGGGAGCAACGAGTGGAGAGTAAGGATACAAATTAATGTAACCCAAACTCGACACATCGCCAGGTCCAAGGATACTATTCAAAGGCCAGAAATTGGCTACAGAAACAAAAGGTACTTCCAGCACTGCTGAAGTATCTCTTGATATATCAATCTCTACATGAGGAACAGTAGTTCTTTGTACAATAGAACCCATCATCATATTATTTCTAGCAATGTTTTTAAAATTACTGGTCGTGGAAATAGCTCCAGCAAGAGGTACCCATCCTAAAATGTAGCGCCCTTGTTGGAAACGATTACCATTAACTTTCAAAGTAAATCTCATTGTCATTCTTATTCCGAAATACCCAGCTACTTTTTGAGTCCATACTGCGCCTTGCGCAGAAGTAAAAGCAGAAAGAGGCATTGAAAAAGAATTAAAGAAAGAATATGTGTCGGAAGTACTAAAAACTCCTGATTGGAGGACAATAGGTTTAGCAAGATAATCGATAATAGATTGTTGTGTTGATTGCGTGTCTGACATTTGTATAATTGTATTATCTACGGAAATATTCTGACTCGTATCATGTACAACTACAGCCCTATCATCGACAAATTGTGTAGTTCCTGACACTATTGTTTGTCCACTCTCCACTGTAATAGCGGAAGTTTCAACAACGGTCTTCGTAACAGCACCATTACCATTAGGATTCTGAGGTAAGGTGCCAGTATTGATATTTTGATCTATGGATATCGTACCATAATTTTCGGAATTTGTTGTAGCAAGTCGATTTACAATACCATGGTGACTTATTCATAGTAAGGTTGAGTTATCCTATTTGGATGAGAGGAATGCTCTCGTGCTGTTTGATTAGTATCCCTAAATAGGGCAGCACACTCTCTATGATAGCTTTGTATATGCATACCGTAACTCAATAATACACATTGCATGATCACATCATCGAGTTGGCTTTGGACCGAAGGACAGTTATACTGTGCCCTAGACAGTCTTCCTCATCTCAGGGGAAGAAAGAACATTATTTATTACTCGCGTTCTACGAATGATCTACCTGTTATTATACTCGGTATAAGTATGTTAGTTTAAAGACTTAACAAGGTCATAATTGTTTATTTAATAATTGTAATCTATATTCAGAGTATCTTTCAATGCTCTTCTATAGTCTGAACTAGGCCACTTGGAGGGGGTCATGCCTTCAAAATGAGATAATCTCAAATTATCAAGTGCTTTATACCAAAAATTATACTTGTCTTCACCATGTAAGGCAAATTCACGCAAAGCGTTAGTAATATTATCTAAGGTAATAGTATCTCCTTGAAGACCCTTCTTTGTCCAGTTTAACATTCCCATCATGGACTCTTCCCTAAGCGGGGCGGTCCATCTACATGAAATTTTACAATATTTAAATCTTCTTTTAAGAAATTCTACTTCAGTAAGTTTTCTAAATGAAACTGTAGCTTTTTCCTTCATCTCATTGGTATAAGTCATACCACAATTCTTCATCAATGAAGGCATAGTTAATTCATTAAACAATTCTCTATAGTCTTTTGAAACATTATATAAATGATCATCACCCAGACCCACAAAATATACATTATTATTAAATTGTGATACGGGATAACCACATTCTTGCCAACACACTCTAATCTGTAAATTATTATAAATAGTGTTTATCAAAGCAGTAAGAGAACATCCACTAGGGAGAGAGTTGAACCACTCAAAAATCTCCTCGTCGAATACATGTCGGGAATTTACAATCTCTGCAAAAAGCATAACTCTTATTTGATTGTCTTCTTCTTCTTCAGGACCATACCATTGAAGAATTATCCAGAGAACAGCCATATGCATTGAAACTTTTTGATGTCCATCGTAATGAGTATAATCTCCAGCACCCACGCTTGGTTCCCCGTCATTATGCTTTTGGAG